ATGACTATCGCTATTGTTTTTGATCACAGGGGGCGCACACCTAAAGGGCACGTAGGGCCCGTGGAACTCAGAATCACAAACCACAGAAAGTCTACCTACATAAATACTGGAATAAGAGTCAAAAAATCGGAGCTCTTTAACGGCGAGATCATCAACCATCCCAACTCCGATCAGCTCAACAGACTCCTCTCCGCTTATGCGAAAAGAGCTCTGCAGCTCGCTGCCGAAGCTGTCGAAGCAGGAGAAACCGTCGACCCAAAAAGCATCCGGTTCAGGCTTACAACCGCTGAAAAAAAACATGCTTATGACAACGATTTCTTCCTCTGGGCCGAAAAGCAAGTACCCATCCTCAACATCAGAGAATCTACTAAGAGGAACTACGAACAACTTTTGTCCGTATGGCAGCGATACGGGCACATGATGGCCTGGAAGGACTTTACACCTGAAGGCATTATAGAATTCGACCAATGGCTAAGAAAAAGAACTAAGAAAATCGGAGAAAAGAGAATCCTCGCAGGAGAGCAGCCACAGCGTATCTCTGACGCCGCTGTCTATAACTACCACAGACGACTCAAGGCGCTTGCTAACAGGGCCATTGCACTCGGTCTACTGGAACAAAACCCATACGTCAGAATGAAGGGGATCATCCCAACAGGAGAAAAGAATGCCGCTGGAATTACTTATCTCACGCTTCAGGAGGCAAAGGCCATAGAAAGCATACATCCACAACAAGGGACGACCATGCAGAAAGCACGCGACCTCTTCGTCTTTCAAATGCACACCGGGATTTCTTACGCTGACACCCAAACTTTCTCACTCGATGATTACAAGCTCATCAACGGAAGGTATGTCAGCATCGCGCATCGGAATAAATCCGGTACGCTCTATATCACACAGCTCACCAGCCAGTGTAAGGAAATCATTCAGAGAAACGGAGGACGGCTCCCAGTGCTATGCATTCACGAATATGACAAGAGACTGAAAACCCTCGGAATCGCGGCCGGAATCTCTAAACCCCTGCACTCGCATCTTGCACGCCATACTTTTGCTACACTTATGCTTGCTGCGGGAGCTTCCATCGAGAACGTACAGCGAATGCTCGGCCATTCTTCAATAACTATGACACAGAGATACGCCAAAGTCCTGCCCGAAAACGTTATAAAGGACTTCGAAAAGGCAGCCGAGAAGCTTTGGCCGTCACAGGAAAAGGAAAAATGAATAAAATAAAACAGCAGGGGTATAGGCTTTACCCCTGCTTACTCTTTGAGACCTCCCTAAAAGTCGTTTCACAATAATCCAATTCTCGTTAGTACATGACCGCAAAGCCTATGCCATGAAGCCCGACTTTTTCAAGTGAGCCCCTATTCCGGCGCCCGCAAATCAACGACTTATGGAACTCGATATGCTCTTGTTATACGCCCGCAGCTTCTCACGCAACCGGTCTATGTCTTCCTGGCTCGGCTCGGAGGTTGAACCCTGGCGGTCCCAGGGAAGACGAAGGAGACTTTCAAAATCCACACGAGAGGTATCCGCCATTCCTACATGCATCAACCAAAAGGTCTGCCAACGGGTGGCCTCCCATATGTTTTTCTGGCGCTCCCTGTAACCTCGAACCACTAACCTTATCTCCCAGAAAGACATCCGGTAAAGAAAATCTTCACGTCCGATCCCTATCTCACCCACTACCAGCTGGTAGATGCTGAAGGCGTCTGTCAGTTTTTTCCCCCAGGAGAGTCCGAAGCGGAATCTTCTTCCACGTCCTGGCTCGCTGGCAATTCTATGCCATACCAGCGTTGCCTGAGCTCCAACACTGTCTTTATGGCTTCCACTATCTCCGAAGGAGCTGCCTCGTATAGGAGGCTATCATCCGTCAAATCATGTGATTCACTTTCATGGGAGCTCGAATTATAATACGCAAATATAGCGGCCATTATCAGATAAACCGTGTGCTGAGGATTCGCCGCGTCAAACTTATCTATCGTTACACCCGCGTAGTTGTGGAAAGCTATCTCTGTCGCATAACAATAACCCACTTTGACTGCTTGACCACATATTTTTATCTTTGAAGTTTCCATATCCGTCTATTATTATTAAATCCCGTCTCCAAATCTCACGATTAGGGAACGGGAGAGAATAAATGTAACCTAAAAATAACCAAAAATTATCTATGACAGAAAATTCCTTATGCCCCCGGAACCACCGCAGAAGACCCTATCTCCTTACCGTTGATACTCAGCGGGCCCACACCCTGACCCTGGAACGTGGCCGTGGCCTTCTGTTTGTTCGTAGCCTTGAAGCTCGCATCGTTCAAGATAACCTTCCCGCTTACCAATGACTTTACCTTCACCTGGTTCTTGTCCCCATTGGTCTGCTCAAAGTCAAAAGCCACTGCCTGACCGGCCAGCATCGTGCTCAGCATGTCAATACTGCCGTCTACGGCAAACAGTGAGTCACTCGATATGTCGTAGGTGTAACCTACAAACTCCTGATTAGGGGCTCCGCTCGTGTCGTCCTTCGTCGAGCTGTCCTCCAACGTGGCGGCAATGTGGACCGTACAGTCTGTAGCACCGGCTACCACCTTTTCGCCGATAAATAGTCTCAAATTTTGTCCTTGCATAGTCTTATCGTTTTGTGACGCATTCGTAATTCAGTTTCTGATAATAACACGGCTTCAGTGGGTCATACTCTATCCGCTCACCCTTCAGCACGTAGCTCTCCGGAACAAGACCATACACGTCCGAGTCCGGAGCTATCCCCTCAAAAAAATCGCGGATCGCGATTCTTATAGCCTCTCCCAGCGCGTGGATGGAATCGTTGGTGCGGGCGGCATACAGTACGCCCACTTTCACCGTGTCTTCTTCACCCTCAAAGCCTTCATCCTTCGTTTCCAGGTCATTTTCCATACCGTCGAAAGTCACTATTACGTACGGTACCGGTACCCTATCCGCGTCAGCGTCTGGCAGTGGTATCGCCGTGCCATAGATTCTCCCGTTTACGGCCTTGGAAATGGCCTTCGACTCATTCAGAGCCCTGAGGAATATTAAGTCTGTCTGCAAACTCATGCGTCTGTTTTTCTTTTAATGTCTGTATCTTAACCCCCGGATTGCCCGAAGTATGCCTGCAGGGCGCGGACGGAGGCTTTCTCATTCCGTCCGCGCCTGCCGTTTACGCGGGCTCTGCAACCTTATACAGGGCAAAGGCCGTTGTAGTTGAGTTCTTTTTGCCGTTCGTGGTCGTCTTCGCGCTCAGGTCGGTGATACTCCAGGCCGTGTTGATGGTCACAAGCGTCACATTGCGCCGTGCGCCTGTCACCGGGTCAATGGTAAGTCTCACCTGACCATGCTGTTGAACGGCCAAATAGCGGAACAGACCCACACCGATGAACCGGTCCGTAGTGTCCTTTAAAGTCTTGCCGTCTGCGTCGAGAGTGGTGTTGATGTAGTGGCTGGTCACGTAGTCATAGCCCGCGCACTTACCATTCTCAATCACAAAACCGCCCTGGCCGTCGGCCTTCGGGGTGGCCTTCAACTCTGCCTCCGTCACCTTGTCCATCACCAGACAAACGTCGGAGTCGTCGTAACCCTTGGCACCAAACGAAGCTACAGCCAGCAGCAGATTCTTGTAAGCTGTCTTGTCCATGGTGATGGTGCCTGCCGAAGTCATACCGCTATACGGACCCTTGATTCCGGTGAAGGCGGCCTGAGAATACACCTTCTTTGCCAAATAGGCCTTCTCTGCAAGGGTTATCTTGGAACGGACAAGCCCCAGTACATCGAAGTCTGCATTGTCGATAGCCTGATTGCTCACGGCGAAAGTGGCGCCGCTGCGGTTTACGGTCGGCGATATCTTGTCGAAGTGAAGGTCTTGATCTTTCAGCTCCACAGTCTCACCAACTTCCTCAAAGTCGGCGTCGTCAAGACTCACAGGCCACAGCTCATTCCCCGTCACACCTGTTACGATAGTAACTCCGGAAGGCAGACCAAGACCCTCGTTCAGAGTGGGAATCATGTCCTGAAGGTTCAGGGTAATAGCACCGCTCGAAGTCACGTCGCCACCGGTTCCGTTGCCCAGTACAATCTCACGGGAATTCTTGTCTGCCCTCGCCGACTTCAGGGCCTCGCGTAGCTGCTCGCCGACATTCTTTTTCTCCGCCTGCTTGGCCTCGCGTTCCGACTTCTCGCTCTGATACAGCGCCGTATACTCGCGCGAACAGAGGTCTATTTCGCGCTGCAGACGCTCGAACTCGCGCGCAAGGGATGCATGCTCCTTCTTCTCCGCATCCTTCAGTTCGCGCTTCACAAGGGTCTCTTCCAGCACTTCCAGCTTGTCGTTTACCTCACTCTGCTGGTCAAGCAGCTCGCGGCGCTTGACTTCAGCCTCATTCGAATTCTTAAATCTCATATTTCTAACCGATTAAAAATTAATACTTTAAAAAAAACTATCTCTTCTAACAGTAACGGTTCCTGTTCATCCGCTCCCGGCGTTTGAGCCGCAGCAATTTTTCCTCCTCTCGCAGATACCATCTCTCCTCTGCAGCGGAATGCTCGGCTGCTTCCTCGACACGCTCCGAGGCTCGTGCTGCATCCTGCGCGTGTGCCACGTCATCCATCTTCTTGAGCAGCTCTCTCACAGTGACGCTGGTTTCTTCGTAGGCCGGGTCCATAGCTATCGTTAGAGCGCTCAACGACTCAAAATGAGTATGGGTTACCTCTGTAACTGTATCGCCTGAGGCGTCCTGCGTTTCTTTTACCTCATAATCCTGAGGATAGAATTCAAACGAACAACCACTGTACACTCCGGCACGAACCAGGGCCAGGGCTCGGTCGCCGAGGTCGCAGGCAGGAGCTTCAAAGCTAAAGTGCAGGCCGTCTTTCTCCACGCTCATCTGTAAATTGCCCTTTCCCTTGTTACATCTCGCAATGGTCGCATTGCGCTCATGCAGGAGGTTTAATTTCACGTCCTGAGTCTTTAGCCAATCCGTCGTCACGGCCTCGGGGGATATCCGCTCTACGTAAGTGTCGCCCCAACTGTCCGTGACGCGGTATTCTGGGCCGAAGACGATAGCCACACCCTCAATGACGCGGCTCTCGCCCGCAGGTGCCGACTCACGCATTTCCTTCACCGATAGCCGGCATGGGGTCGTCCTTATTTCCTTTTTGTCCTTTTGATAGATACTCATATCTTGATTCTTTTGTCTCTCTACTTATCACGGTTACTACTCGCGGGGCTTACCCATAGCGCAATAGCCGCATTTCCCGCAGCAGTGTGGGGAAAAATGTCCCTTGCAGAAAACAACGCCTCTCATTCTACCTCCCTCACGTTCATCTGCATCGTGTTACCCTTATAGTCGGCATGGAAGGTCTCGCCCATCACCTCATATTTGCGGGAGCCTATAACGATACGGCTGTTACGAGTGGTGAAGGCATTCCATCTCATCCTCACCATCAGTATCCCGTACACGTCCAAGGCGCCCTCACGCATCGCCGACAAACCCTTCACCCAGCTCACGTTAGCCCATACGGTCCCGGATTCCTTCCAGCTCACACCGTCCGAATCCAAACCATACATTCCAGATGTCTGTGCCTCGCGGTTCAATATTGTCACTCGCTTGTCAAGCATCCCAGCTGAATATCCCATATTTTATCCTCCACCCATTTCTTATTCAGTTCCGCGCGTCAGCTTCATGTAAGGTTTTATCCTCGCATCGAAGCCGTAGGGCACCGTATATAAGTTCGTCACACTCGCCACCCCTCGGTTCTCATAACTGTTCAGGCAGAGCATCAGTGAGGCTTCCACAAGCGGGGTGGGGACTTTTTTATGGTCTCCGTCCGGGATGCCATACGTCGCCAGCAGGTCGTCGTAACTCCTCCCGATATAGTTCAGCACGGTCTCTTCTGCACTCTCGCCGAGCATCTTCAGATAATCATCCTCCGAATCCCCGTCTATCCTCATATGAGCCTTTATCAGTTCCAGTGTCAGCCACCTCATGATTCACCTCCTTCCGCGCCTGCAATCTTGCCAACGCCTGGCCCACCGCTCAGTTTTTTGCTCCCGAGTTCTGCCAGGTTTGTCGAGATATAATTCTTATCGCCACTTTCAACACTCGGCATATCCATCTCACCGCGTATCTCGTTTACAGTGTAGGCGCCGGTCTCCAGATAGGTCTTGAACAAATTGGCCTGAGCCGTCGGATCAAGACGGCGCAGTGCCTTCTCGCATACATGTATCCGGCGTTTCCCAAAATCGCCCGCATTCAGCAGCTTGGAATTCAGCTCATCCTCCATCTCCCGTATCAGAGGAGAGATAGTCCGCAGGAGAAACTCCTGAGTAGCTGATTCCGGTGTCTTATAGCTGGAATTTGAATCGTCCATCATCATCGGTTTGGGGACGCCCAACAGCCGGGCCAGCTCGGTCACCTGATAGCCGCGTGTCTCCAACAGCTTCAAATCTGATGCAGTCTGAGAAATGATTTTTACGTCGGCTACATTGCTCGCAAATATAGCGTCCTTACTCATCCAGTCTTCGCCCAGCTCTTTCGTCAGCTGGCGCAGTTCCTGCTGGTCGGCCCGGCCCGCCGCGCTCGCTCCGTAGGAGAGGCTCGGCTGCGTGTCCTCTCGCACAAGTAGCTTATAGCGCCCGCCTTTCGCCATATCCTGCAAGGATTGCTGGTCGGCCGTACCTGCTATCTGTAGGCTCTTCAAGGCATACTGTATCACAGGCATGCCGTCCACAAAATTGTCGCGGAGGAAGATGTTCTTGAAATGAAGAACATCGCCGCGGTCCGCCTCTACCGTAATATCACCCTGCGGAGTATGATAGGTGAGCACATACTGGTCCTGGCCCTCCTGGTAGATGCCGCGCGTACATAACCACATGGCTGCCAGCTGGCCTGAGACATCTCGCTCCAAATATACATAGGCGTTGCCGTAGAATATCTTCCTGAATTCTATCTGCTCCATCATCTGGCTCGCCGTCATCAGAGGGTTGGGCCGAACCTGCAGTAGATAGTTCAAATAACCGTTCTGGCCATAGTCATCTTCCGCATAATTCCCGCCTGCCTTACTGCGTCTCTGATATTGGACCACCATCTGCCCCATCGTTTGCATCCGTAGACTAACACCGCGATACCAGGCCGGAATCAGCAGAGAACTCCGGCCACCTACCACCGCAATCTGAGACCCCCAGTCGATGCTCCCCGAATCCTTGCGGGCTCCTCCCGAATCTGCCGGGATGGAAGCCCCCTCAATTTCGCGGCTGCGCATCTTGCGCAATCCTATTATCTTCCAAAAATTATCCATATTCTTGACTCTTTCTTGTTCGCAACCCTCAACTATAGTTCCGAAGTTTCCCTGTTAGGGGCTTACCGTAACCACACACTCATCCGAATAAGCTCTAGCCTTTATCCGCTCAGTAGCCTCCGAACCTGATATCCGCTCATTTTAGCTCGCCGGTTCCCTTAAAACTGAAGCTGCCTTGCACCAGGTTCCCGCGGGTCCCGCTTATTTTGCAGCTCCCCACGATAGCCGTGCCGCTCATCCTATCGGTGTCGTCACCGCGAGCCCCCCAGGACAGCGTTACAGTAGCCCCAGTCCGAGTCACCAGACTTTTTATCTTCTGAGCGTCACCAACAAGGAACGACGTGCTTACTTCCCAGCTCTTTCGACCTGCTATATAACTCCTCCAGTCACCGCTGCCCTTGGATCCTATTTCCTTAGTCTGGCAGCTCACATCTATGGTGCAGCTTTTCGAGGCAGCTATGGCTACTCCGTCGCTCATCACGATTAAATCATTCCCTTTTTTCATACTTTATCCTCGTGTAGTCACTATTTCTCCATATCCCCTTCGCCTGAGATAGTTGCTCAAACCTAGGTATATCTCCTCACCGGTCACATAGGGAGTCCCGCTCGCCGTAACGACTCTGCTTTCCTGTAGCTGCGAGGCCAACGCACCCTGCTGGGCCTTGTTCAACACCAGTTCCCCACTGTTTAACAGTACGGGCTGCAAATCGCCGCTGGGAGTGTTGCCGCCGACAATTCCGCCGCCGGCATGGCGCGTCGCACTCTTCACTGAGGCTATCGTGGCAATCATCGTCGCCGTTCCGGCGGCTGCCGCTGCTATCCAGCCCCACACGCCGGCCTTGCCTTCCTTGCTCAGAGCATTCGCAAAACCCAAGGCTATCTCCGCAACAGCCTGTGCTATCGTAGCGGCAATCTTGGTCGTCGGGTCTTCTATGCTCGCCATAGCACTGCCTACGCTCTCCACTGCCTTCGCGGCGTCCTTCCAGCTTGACTTCGCTTCCTTACCGCCGTCCACAAGCTGTTTATTGCCTTTTGGGTCTACCTTCACCGTCAGTTTCCCCAGACCGGCTCTCTCCAACTGCTCATTCACGGCGTCCACCCAGCCCTGCAGCTGGTCAGTGGGAATGTCCTCACTGTTGAAGATGCTGTCATAGAGATTCTCTACCGCTTCCGACGGTAATGTGATTCCCGCCGTCAACGCATTCTCGACGCTCTGCTTGAGGGCGTCCATCGACGACATGTCTGCCATTATCTTCACGGCCGCCGACTGCCCCTCTGAGGTCCCCATGTCGAGACGGCTCAAGTCTTCCTGTTTCCCTTCGCGCCAAAGGTCAATGGTGCGGCTGTTCAGACCGCTCGAACCACGAACCATCACGGGGGATTCCAGCGAGTCCAGCTTACTCTTCACCCGGTCTATCTCGGCACCGTAAAATTTCCATTTCTCACTGCCCTGCACCGTCGAATCCTGAAGACGTTGCAGCTCTGACAACTGGGCCTCCAAATCGGCCTTGCTGCCTTTCTCGGGTTTCTCTCCTTTGGCCAGGGCTATGCCGTCTTCTATCTCCTTGTTGCGCAACTGCAACTGAGCAATCTCACCTGCAATGGCTTGTTTTCGCTCTCCGCTCGCGCTCAAGCTCTCATGGCTTAGTTGCTCTATCTTCGCACGGTTCGAGTCCAGCTCTTTCTCTACTGCATCCTTTGTCCTGGAGGATGCAGTGGCACCGACCCTGCCTCCGCCACGGCTCACTCGGCCCGTAGACCCAGCGTAAGGACTGCCCAACTTCTCCAACAGGGAAGTCCCCTCGCGCGCTCTGTCCATCGCGTCGCCCATCAGCTTCCCCCAGTAGTCGCTCTGCTGGCGCATCAGACCGGACTCCTCGTCATGGGCCTGCTGAGCGCGTTGCTGGCGGTAGGCCCGCACACGCTCCAAGTCCGACTTCGACCTTATCCGGTATTCCTGATAACTCACGCTTTGCCAACCCTGACCGCCTCCGGATGCCGTAGCCGTCGTGGCGCGGATACCGGCTGCCCTGCCTTCCTCCGCGCTCACGGTGTCGCCAATATGGGGGGCGGCGCTCTTTACATATCGGTGCTGAGATTCCCACTTCGCACGGGCTACCATGCTCTTGCCGTATTCTTCCTTGTAGGCGTCGGCCTCGGCTATCGACTTTAGGGCGTTGATGACTTTCGGGGCATTCGATACAAATATTCGCTGGGCCGCGGTCACGTCGCCAATGCTCAGACCCAGGGCACTGAAGGCTCCCTGGTTCTTCTTTATCCAAGCAGTTTGCTCACCTGTTCCTCTGAGTTTCTTCCATTCGGACTGAAGCATGGTGAACTTTCCTGTAACCTCGCCTACCTTCTGGGCTGTCAGGGCGCTCGACTTCCGCAGCAGCTCACTCTCGGTTGCCTGGGAACGCTGAGCGTAGGTCATCCGTTCCGTGGCCTGGGCCCCCGATTGCATCTTGTCTCCTAACAGGCCCGTGCTGGATGCCACACTCTCGATAACAGCGCTCAGACCCATGTAAGCCACGCCTATCAGACCCAGACTCAGTATCGTGCCTTTTATAGCGGTCCTCAGCGCTGTCACGCTTAGGGTCTGACCCGTAATGGCTGCAGTGACCAGGGTCGACATACCCTGGAAACTCACCTGAACCATAGAAAATAACTTCGTCGCAACTGTGGCCAACCCCAAAGCGGTCCACAACCCCTTTACTGCGGCACTCAGGGCGGCTATACCGCTAACGGCCATACCAACCTGGCCTATGCCGGCAATGACATTTTGATAGTCTGAGAAGAACTTTCCTACTTTGGCCTGCAAGCCGCCGAACTCGTTCGACAGCTGCTTCACCTTTCCGGCGTCAGTCTTGGCCAGATTACGGTTCATCTGGCCGACGTTCTCATTAATGGCCTGGGCTATGGCAGCCGCACGCTGACCCTCGTCTCCGGTCTGGATAATCTTCTTCTGAGCATCTGTTAAGGTGATACCTACGCGCGTCATTGCTCCGGCATTCCCCATAAGGGCCTTACCCATCATGTTCGCTATCGTCACTGCATCCTCACTCGTAGCATTCAAACCTTTTTGCTGAGCTATCAGGTTGTTCATGGCCGGAAGCAGGGTCTGCAAGGTCGAGGCCTGACTGGCAAAGGTGGCCACTTGCTGAAGACCACTGCGCTGAACCGTTCCTCCTATAACGCCCAATTTGCTCTGGGCGCTCACCAGATTGTTTATTCCGGCCACGTCCGACGGCGTTGCCTGCATGCGCTGCGACATCACGGTGCGTAGCTTCTCCTGAGCTATGGCCGCGTTGTTCGATTTGTCTATAAAAGGCTGCATCGCGGCCCCTAAGGACTGAAACGCGATTATGCTATTGTTTGCCAGCATCGAAATGTTTGATAAACTGCCCAGGCTCAACTTAAACTTCTCAGACTTCTCTTTCGCTGCGGCCAAAGAGCTCTGAAGTTCCCTCACGCTGCTCGTTACCTCTGCCACGGTCTGTTTACCGTCGACATTCAGCAACACACGCATTCTAATATCATTACTCGCCATATTCTATTGCTTCTGAATTATATCTTAAAAATAATTAATAGATAAAATGAGTTCCACTCTTTTTCTCTATCTTTGAACCCCTAACTTATAAGAGCAAACAATATGAATAACCCTAATTTACCCGCACCTGACAGACTTTTCGAGCCCGACCATCACGAGGAAGAGAACAACTGGATGGAAAAGCAGGACCGGCGTAACAAAATTAAGTCAGTCATCGCCTTTATACTTATAGGAACGGCCGTTGCCGCATTCTTTGACGTTCTGCCTCATATCATCACCCCAGGGCTCTTTTCCGACTCCGACGCGTTACTGACCATCTATGCTTTTATCGCCTTCGTCTCGGGTATAATTCTGCGCGTTATGGCAAACTACTGTGACAACCCGCACGTCAACGATCGGCCATGGAACTGGTGGATGTTCTAGCCCATCACTATCCCCATCTTTCCCATTCGCTTCCGCAGCTGGACCTGGAGCTCATCCAGGATATCCCTGCGCACCATCTTCAGGGCGTCCCCCTCGCCATTTTCCAAGAAATGGTAAGGGTACAGGCGCCCCCTGTTTCCGCCTCGCTCCGTTACGCGCTCTCCGCTTTTCCACGAGCCACTGTTCAGCCACATACCCAATGGATGCCCCAGGCGCCAGCGGCTCTGGGGATGTAGACGGTCCTGACGCGTCTTGTAGTAGCCTTGTTTATTGTGAGGCTTCAAGCTAACCATGAAACCGCCACCTCTTGAGTAAGCATACACATGAAGTGAAGAACGGGCCATCCGGGAACCATCCCTGATACCGATGTTCCCGGTCCTGCCTACTATCATGTCTTTTACCTTCCGCCCCTCGCGACGATAGGTCGCCCGAAGCAGATTCCGGAGCTCACGGGCATCCAGCGCCTTCAATATAGCATTGAATTCCTCCCCAGTAAAGATTGATCTCTCATCGTAAACCAT